AGGAATTTCTTCATAATCTTCATCATCAAAATTAGATTCATCAATTTCGTCTTCGTCTTCGTCATCTGGTTCTTCAACATTATTGAAGACCTGATTTGCAACTTTTATTTTTTCTGCATCAATTGCGTCTTCAAGTTTTGATGACATTAACTCTGCAAACATAGGTTGCGCATTGGCATAGTCTTGCGTGGTAATTCTATCCACGAGTTCTTCAATTGTTTTGTCCATAATTATTTAGCTCCTTGTGGGGGTTTTGGGCTTTTTGGAGGTGTCGCACTACTTGGCGCAGCACCGCCATCTGGTTGTAGAATACTGTCGTACTCACCAGTACGACTTTCTTCGTCTATTTCTTTTTTCATTAATTTAATGTCATCATCATCCATATTTAGGATGTTTTTCATGATCCATTGTTTTGAATAATACTGACCAACATAAGAGGAGATCTCATCTAATGTTTGAAGTCTGTCACGCATAATCTCAGCGTTTTTAAGTTCACTAAAATGATTATCTCTCGTGTAGTCAACGATGATATCATTTTTCCAATCATTCCAATTTTCTTCGGTAATGATAGACTTTAATAACAATTGCTTTTTAAGAATGTTATAAAATAAATCATTAAACCTTGAACGAAGTCTGTCAATGAATTTTTGGAATTTTAATTCATCTCTTGAAATCTCAGTGGATCTGCCAAGAGAGAATTGAGATTCTTGTTCTAAACGACTGATAGGAACGTTAAGTGATCTATACACGCGTTTTTGGAAGTATATGATATCGTCGATCTGGCCAAGGTTTTCACCGCCAGGCAGAGTTGTGATTTCAGTTCCACGACCACCTTCACGCCGAGGTAACCAAAAATCCTCAAGCATTGACATGTGTTTACGGTCATCACGGATTGCGCCAGTGACGGCATCGTATACAAGTTTGTTACGGTAACGGGCCATAATGCCCTTCATATATTCTTCAGCTTTGCCTTTAGGCAAGTTGCCGACATCAATATAGAAGATCCTACGTTCAGGCGCTCGCGCAAGACGATAGATGACCAACGAGTCTTCCATCATACGAAGTTGATTGATAGGTTTTAGAGCCTTTTGTAGATGAGAAACAACACGCTTGCGGTCTTCATCTAACAATCCTGATGTAACATAACTTACAGAATCTGGGCTAAGTTTTATACCTGTTGATGAGTTTCCAGGTTTTTCTTGATAGATGAAAAACTCATCAACTTTTTGAATAATAGAAGCACCAGTTACCTGATCTTTTTTACTCTGAACCTGTTTTACTTTACGGATCTTTGCTGCATCAATTGGTCTAACTTCTTGAATGCCAGCCTTTAAATTCTTTTCATCAACAACAAGGTGATGATACATTCTACCGTCAATATACCAACGCTTGAAAATATCATGCCCAATACTATTAAAATTGAGCATCGATACAACATTATCAAATTCTTCAATAATTGATTTTTTAATACTATCTGAAGCTTTTACTTTATCCAATACTAGACGAACTGGTTGTTCGTTTTCGTTAGAAGTAATAGATTCACTGACAATATCTTCAACAGCTGCATCAACTTCTGGATGTGTTGCCACGGCTCTGTATTGTTTGATTAATTGCTGATCGTCTTTTACAGTGGTATCACCATTTACATCAACATATGTTCCGTAATGAGCACCAGCTGATGTTACATATCCAGCACCGTCATCATCAATAGGTGGAACAATTGACGGCAACAATGGTTTATCCGCAGAGCGAGCTCTACGAATTTCAAACCCAAATAATTTTAGACCTTCGTCTGCCATTGTAATTCCTAATTCTTTGAAAGGGAGGAGTTTTCACCCCTCCCAATATATATCGATTACGAAGTAGTGTTCGATTCCCAATATTGAACTTGGAATTCAACTGTGAATCGTTCTATTTCACTTTCAGTCGTGTAGCTGAGGTCGATCTGAGATACTGCAGTTGGGAAACAACCACGGAAGTTATATCTCTTGATTGACTTTCCATCTTTGTCGAGTTGATCGACAACAAGGTCGGCCTGATAGTCTGTTGGGTTGACAAAACCCGTGTTAGAAGAGTGACCGTTTATTCCATTCATCCATCTTTCCATAGCATTTCGGATGGTGAAGTCGGTGTCGTTGATAATGGTTACAGTCCAATTATCGAACGTTCTGTCGCCAGCAATCTTAAGCTGACGCCCACGGAATGGGATCACGATTGGTGTTATGTTGGATGCTGGAAGAGCCGCTGCTTCACAAAGGAAGCTAGCCAACTCAACATCGCCGCCAGCATACGCTGGGAAGTTTAGGGTCGCTTGGAACAGGTTCGCCCGCGCACCACCACCTCTGAGCTTTGACTTAAAGTCATCTACGCCTAGAATAGCCATTGTGTTATCTCCTTACTAGCGCGGGTTATACTGTTCCAACAACTTCTTCGAAGTCTACACCAGTTCTTACAGCAACGAAATTCAACGTGATGTAATTGATAGAACGGGCAGGCTTGATGAAGATGCTGGCAATGAATTCATTACGGTCAATCACAGCTGGCAGGTTGTTTGTTTCATCGCAGACAACACGGAAGTCTGTAATACCACGGCGACCTTGCACTTCGCGAAGGAAGGGTTCGACAATGTTTACAAATTCTGCACGTGTGAACTCGTCGTTGAATTCAAACATAACATTTCTAGCAGCAATTGATATTGCTCTTTCGAGAACCAAGAAGAGACGGCGCACGTTAATACGGTCAAATGCTGATGGTCTGTTCATGTGAGTCTTGTCACCGAATAGAAGAACACCAGATCCTGGAATGTTGGCAATTGGGTTAATACCCGCTTTATACAACGTATCACGTTCAGCCTTAGTTGGCGAATATGATAGTGCAGTGATACCTAAGTAAGCACCTCGGCGTTGACCAGCTGGTGAATACCATGGAGCATTGTTAAAGTCAGTAGCAGCCATAATACCAGCGGTTGAAGAAGCTGCTGGAATAAAGATGTATTGATCGTTGTATTTGTCATATACCTTGAGGAAGTTGTTATCTAGTACAAGGTATGATGAGAAAGTGAATGTGTTAGCGGTTGTTACAGATGCTGTAACTGGCGTAGCGTTGTTTACAACAGCAGCACGGTTAGGTGAAGCTACTACAATACAATCTTTACGAGTTGATCCAGCAATTGCAATTAGATCGTTAACAACAGTTGTTTGGTCGCCTTGAACAGACATACTAGGTGCAATCAAGAAGTCAACAGTGATTGTGTCAACATCTTCAAATAGGTCGAAACCAGTTGCATACTGTGAAGTGCCAAGAGCTGCAGAGTCTGCACCACTGGTGAAGCTTTTGTTAATAACAGTTGATGCAGACGCTGCGAAAGTTGTGCTAACCACAGTCGTGCCTGCGTTGGTAAGAGTAGATAAATCGCCATCAAAGTGTGCCAACCAAATATAGCTAGAACCACTATTGATTACATCTTTAACATAGTTTGAAGATCCATCGGGTGTTTTTGCATCGGATCCAAGTGACACGTAAGCGAAACGCTCAAGCACTTGACCAGGCACACCAGTGAATAAACCATCTTCGTCAACAACGACAACGTGGACTTCGTCACGTACACCACTACGCGCAGACGCGTATGCGGACGTGCCTGGCGCACCATCAAATGAACTTGCGTAGGTCCATCCAGTAAAATATGCATCACCAGCTACTGCGGGGCAAACAGAAACCTTTAGAGAGTTTCCAAGAGCGCCTGGATATCGAGCGATAAAACCACCAACGTTGGTTTCACCAGAGTCTACACCATAGGTGTCAACAAGAGTTGCAAAGTGATCGGCGTTACGAACTTGAACAGTTGTTGAAGTTCCTGTTGTTGCGTTATATGCAGCTGCGGTAACTTCACGCACAACATATAATGAATTTGTGTATCTTAGGAAGTATGCGGCTGACAAGAAGTCAACAGCGGAAGTTACACTTGGAGTAGCAAACGTAGCAGCAAGACTCGCTTCTGTGTCGATGAGAGTTGCCTTACGCGCTGGTCCCCAGCGGAAGTTTCCTACAAATGCACCAGTGGTTGATTGTACGTTCGGAACACCGCCCGTTAAATCAATCTCTTTTACAATTACTGCAGGAGACTCAGAAGGAGTAAAAATAGCCATGTCTCTTTTCCTTTTTGAGCTATATGATAAGGATCATAATACGAAGATTCAATTACTGTTATTTATAACAATTAATAATTAGCGTAATTATCCCAATGATCAGAACGCCAATCCTTATCAACCGACCAACCACTCTTTGGATCGACTATTGGTTCAGGATCAGGATCAGATCCGTCATCTATAAACCCAAATGGCACAACATCGTCTTCAATGTGTCTAGTTTGTTGTTCAAATAAGAACTTCTTAACATTAATATCAGTCATATCACCGAATGCTGACAGACCAGTAAAATAACCA